GGGTTGATTAATCCTTAAAAATTAATTAGATTAAATAGAATAGTATTTATATAGTATGGCAAATCAAGACTTGACCGTTTTTCAAAAATTAACCAAAATATTTGGTTTTCAGAACAGAGGTGACCAAAATCCACCATCATTTAATTTTTCTAGAGAAGAATTGCTGAAAACTGATGATCCAGTTGAATTTGAAAAGGCTAAATTACAGGCGCAGCAATCTCAGTTTCTTTTTGATAAGTGGGCGAAATTAGATAATTCGTTATACAATCAATCGGTTTATTATGAACCAAATAGATTAGCTGCATATTATGATTTTGAATCAATGGAATTTACTCCTGAAATTTCAGCAGCATTAGACATTTATTCTGAAGAATCAACAACAATATCAGAAAAGGGAACAATATTAAGTGTTTATTCTGAGTCTAATAGAGTTAAAGATATTTTAACTGACTTATTCGAAAATAGATTAGATATTAACACTAACCTACAAATGTGGGCTAGAAACCTATGTAAGTATGGTGACAACTTTGTGTATTTAAAAAGTGATCCAGAAAAAGGTGTGATCGGTTGTCAACAATTACCAAACATTGAAATAGAAAGATGGGAAGGTGCAAAGACTAGAACACCAAACCAGGGAGAAATAAAAATGCCAATTAGAGAATTACGCTTTAGTTGGACTAATAAGGATATGGAATTTCAATCATGGGAAGTTGCTCACTTTAGATTATTAGGCGACGATAGAAAACTTCCTTATGGTACATCCATGTTAGATAAGGTTAGAAGAATTTGGAAACAATTACTTTTAGCTGAAGATGCTATGTTAATTTATAGAACATCAAGAGCACCAGAAAGAAGGGTGTTTAAGGTGTTTGTGGGTAACATGGATGATAAAGATATTGAAGCGTACGTACAACGTGTTGCAAGTAAATTTAAAAGAGATACTGTAGTAGATCAAAGAAATGGTCAAGTTGATATGAGATATAATCAAATGGCCATTGACCAGGATTACTTCATACCTGTTCGTGATCCAGCAGCACCTAGTCCAATTGAAACATTAGCTGGTGCACAAAACTTAGGCGAGATTGCGGATATTGAATACATTCAAAAGAAGTTATTAGCGGCTCTTCGTATTCCTAAGGCGTTCTTAGGTTTTGAAGAAGTTGTTGGTGATGGTAAGAATCTAGCATTAATGGATATTCGTTTTGCTAGAACGATCAATAGAGTTCAGAAATCATTAATACAAGAATTAAATAAAATTGCATTAATTCACTTATATCTTTTAGGTTTAGAAGATGAATTAGAAAACTTTACATTAGGTCTAACTAATCCATCGTCTCAAGCAGATCTATTAAAGATTGAACAATGGAAAGAAAAAGTTACTCTTTACAAAGATGCTACTTCAGATCAATCTCAAGTCGGTATCTTACCAGTATCACATACTTGGGCTAAGAAAAATATTTTAGGTATGAGTGATAATGAAGTTATCCTAGATCTTCAACAACAACGTTTAGAGAGAGCTATGGGTACTGAATTAACTAACACCGCTAAGATTATTCCTAGATCTGGTATATTTGATGAGGTAGATTCTAAATATGGTATTCCGGAAGAGGAAAGACAAAAAATTGATGCGGAAGCGGCTGCAGGAGGTGAAGACGGTGGTATGGATATGCCTCCACCAGCATCTGGAGGCGGCGGAGATGCTGCCGGTGAACCATTAAGTGAAACCAGAAAAATTAGAATGAACAACCTTTTAGGTGAAAGTACAGATATTTCAGATTTATTTGATCTTGAGAAAGCTAAGAAGAATATTTATGAAATAGAAAATAAAATAAAAGATATTTTAAATCAATAAAAATGAGCAAAATTGGCATCATTAAAAGTAAGTTAATAAAAAAATTAACTGAGTCTTACGGACAAAAGAATAGAACTGAACTAAAGAATATTCTTAAATCAATAACTGAAAACAAAAAATTTAAAGAGATGTATCTGTTTTATGAAGAAATGGAAAACAAATACATTGAAGATAAAGAAACCGCAAAATTATACGTTGAGGGTCTTGAGAACTTACTGAATAGCCAATCTATCAACAATGAGCTTTTAGTTTTTTGTGAAGAATTAAACACAAAACTAGGTGAAGTTGAAACTGAGGGTAATGAATTATACGAATCTTTGGATCAATTATTTACACAAGATACTTTATCTAATATTGAAAATAAGGTAGTTGCTAGAAAAAAATTAATAGAGCATTTAACAAAAAAGAAGCAAGCTTCAACTGAAGAAAAAAACATTGTACCGTTCACAATGAATGAGAATTTGTTATATGGGGTTTTAGCCAATAATTTTAATGTACTTTATGGTAATACATTAAGTGAAGAGCAGCAAACTGAATTTAAAAATATAATGTCTTTAACTAATGAGGATGTTATTGTAAAAACAAACGAATTAAAAGAAAACATTAATTCAAAAATTGAGTCTATTTTAACTGAATCTACAGATAATGAAATGAATAATAAATTAAATAAGGTAAAAGAGGAGGTTAATAGTAAAGAAGCCTCCAGGTTAAATTACTTTAGATTAATAGAACTAAGAAATGGTCTTGATTAATTATCAAGACCATTTTTCTTTTGTTGAACATAGATCGCTTTAGAAATCTCAGCGCGCCTTTTTACTGAAGGTTTAACAAATTCTTGTCTCGCCCTCAAATTCTCAACTTGTTTTACATTTCGAACTTTATGTTTATAAGTTCTTAATGCTGATTCCAAGTTTTTTTCTTTTTTTAAATCAATTATAATCATATTTCATAAATATAATCCAATTTTTTGGAAAATTAAAAATTATTTCTTATTATTATACTACACCATAAAATAAAAAAATTATGTAAACGTTAATGAAAATTGGAAAATATATTCCTTTAGGGGATTATAAAGAAGTAAAAATCGGTTATGGTACCGTAGATTATAAAAATTTAAAAACCATTTATTTAAAATTTAATGCTTGGGTGGCGCCTGAAAATGAAGAATTAGATTATGACAGGACAATAATGTCTGCGCGAAAAACTTTAAAAGAGCATATTAGGTCATATGATTTTAATAGTTTTTTCAAAAAAGAAAGTATTGTAGATCTTGATATTAGGACAAAAGGTATAAAAGCAGATAAAAGGTCTTTTATGAATCTAGAAGTCACTTTATTTGTAGATATTTTTTTCGATGTAAAATCACAAAACATTAAAACTTTATTAAAAACGTTTATTCAAACGTCTATAGATAACTGTTTAACAGATAAAACATTATTTAATTTTAATAAATGTAAGATTTGATTCAAAATTGCTTGTATTTATATGGTATATTAATATATCAATAAATGAAAGTATTGGGACCAAATGAAACGGGTAAGGGGATTTTAATAGAATATGACGCTGGACACATCTCACCCGAAGATTATAAAAACAAAAATATTATAACAGAAATACAGAATAAGGACACCGATCAGGATCTTATTCTGTATGCTGTTTTACAAAAATTCGATACCCCAAATAAGAATGGTAGAATTTACCCTGAGACACTTTTAAAAAGGGAAAATGAAAAATACCAAACTATTATAAAAAAGGGGTCTGCACTTAACGAATTAAATCACCCTTCTTCTTCTCTTATCGATCTTGATAGAGTATCTCACACAATTACAGAAACATGGTGGGATGGTAAAACCCTTATGGGTAAAATTAAAATATTAACATCTCCAGGTTGGAAAAAAATGGGTATTGTCAGCTGTAAGGGTGATCAAGCCGCTATGTTAATTTTAAACGGTGTTACATTAGGTATCTCATCAAGAGGTGTTGGGTCATTAAAACAAATTAAAGGACAAAATATTGTTCAAGATGATTTTGAATTGGTTTGTTTTGACTTGGTATCATCACCATCTACTCCCGGAGCTTATGTATTTCAAGATATTAGCGATAAGGATAAATTCAACGAAACTGTTGAAGAAAAACCTATTGTTGAAGATAGAATGAAGAAACTAATGGGGAGGTTAGATTCTTTTCTAAGCAAATAATAATAAAACGAGAAAAAATCACTCTTTTCAATATTGAAAAAGAGATTTTTTTGATTATGTGCATATTTATATAGTAAATCAAATAAAAAAGATGACCGAAAAATCTATTCTAGAACAAGCATTACTTCAAGTTAATACACTTGAAGAAGCGGTAAAGCAAAATGCAAAAGGTATACTTTCTTCAGTAATGAAGCAAGAACTAAATGAGTTGCTTAAAGAGTCAGAAGAAGAGGAAGAAGTAGCAACTGAAGAAGATGCTATGGAACCTACAGAAGAGGAATCAGAAGATATGTCAGAACAGCCAGATTCAGAAGATGAAGATGAAGATGATGCTGAGAACGCTGATGATGAAGAAATCCCCTCGATAAATGATGAACCATCAAAAGACATCGATGACGAGTCTCCTGAAACGGATGACATGCCATCAATGAGCGGTATGCCACCAATGAGCGGACCAGATGATGACGACATGCTTGATATGACTAATGCTTCTGATGAAGAGGTATTAAAAGTGTTTAAAGCAATGTCTGACGAAGACGGTATCGTTGTTAAAAAGGACGGTAACAATATCGAACTTAAAGATGAAGACGATGAGTACATCATTAAACTAGACGAATCTGAAGGAGAGGAAGAAGAAACTGAAGTTTCTGAAGACTGGAATGAAGAAGAGTCTATGGAAGATGTTGCAGAAGAAGAAGAAGAAGAATCTGGCGAAGAGACTGTTTATGAAATCGAATTAGATGACGAAGAAGAGTCAGAAATGGCTGAAGATGATTCTATGGAGATTGAAGCAACAGAAGCTGCTAGAACAAAGTGGAACACACATGGTGACAAAAATGAAGCTAATAGAGCTGGATTAAAGAGTAAGAAAGTATTTGCTGCAGGTGCAATGAACGAAGAAGTTGAAAACCTTAAAAAGCAAAATGCTGAATACAAAAAAGCTTTAGTTCTTTTCAAAGAAAAGCTTAATGAAGTTGCAGTGTTCAACGCAAACCTAGCTTACGCAACGCGCTTATTCACTGAAAATTCTACAACAAAACAAGAGAAATTGAATATTTTGAAGAGATTTGATTCAATTTCAACTATAAACGAATCTAAAAATCTATATAATTCTATCAAATCAGAACTTGAAACTAAAAAACCAGTAACAGAGTCTGTAGTTGAGAAAATTGCAAATACTCCTTCAAGTTCTTCTTCACAAGAAATGTTGGCTGAATCAAAAGCTTACGAAAACCCACAATTCAGAAGAATGAAAGACTTAATGAGTAAATTAAAATAATAAAATAAAAAAAAACAAATAAAACAAACTAAAATGGGAGCATTATTAGAATCAGGTATGGTTGGTAACATCGGTCTTAAGCACTTACGTGTTATCAAAGAAGATACCATTAAAAAATGGGAAGACTTAGGTTTCCTAGAAGGTCTTGACGGCCATCAAAAAGATAACATCGCGCAGTTGTATGAAAACCAAGCGTCTTATTTAATCAATGAAGCAGCAGTTTCTGACTCTTCAGGATCATTCGAGACAGTGGTATTCCCTATCATCCGTCGTGTTTTCTCTAAATTATTAGCGAATGACATCGTTTCTGTACAAGCTATGAACTTACCAATTGGTAAATTGTTCTACTTCGTACCTAAAAT